GATGAACAGTGCTGGCCTCAATCTCAACTGGCAGGTCCGTATGCGGAACCAGCCGGTGTCTGGTAACAACGGTGAGACTCCCCGAGTCTTTGCCCGTCAGAATCTCTTCTCGACCGCGACCCTCCCTTACCGTGGCTATCAAGTTACGGACTCGATTTTCAAGCGCGAGATGCTGACGAACCGTGGTCAGGCCGCACTTATCAACGTCGCTGGTGGCATGGCCACGCGGCTTGAGGAGTCGATGAGCGAGCATCTGTCCAAGGAAATCTACATCGACGGTAACAAGGCTGGTAACGAGCTTCGTTTCCACGGTCTTGAGTCCATGTTCGCCATCGACGGTACGGTCAACATCACCGATGGTAGCAAGCGGACTGCGAACCCTGACGATCCGTTTGGCTGGCCCGCCGACAACTACGCTGGACTCAGCACTGGCCTTGGTGCCGTGGCTGGCTCGCAGCTTGAGGGTTCGTGGCCCAACGGTGTGGCTGATCCTGAGTATGATCACTGGTCGCCGATTGTGGTCAACTACACCAGCCGTTACTTCAAGGGCAAGAACTCCACGGGTGGCGACTCGTTCACCTGGGATGATCAGTGTGTCCAGGCTGTGCGCGAGGGCATTCAGCAGGCCAAGCGCAATGATACTAAGGAGAGCCAGATCGACATGGTTGTGCTTGATCGTAAGCTGTACATCAGCTACATGAACAAGCTCGACAGCAAGGAGCGGGCTCTCATCTCCAGTAACACCGGCCTGAAGCAGTACGGCTTCAATGACTCCTTCATGCAGGATGGATGCGACATCACGACCGAGTATGCCGTTCCGGCAGGCTGCGGGTACGGATTGTCAGTCGCCAACATGGAACTCTACTGCATGGAGAGCAATCTCCTGACAAGCGAGGGTCCATTCTATAACGAAGATACACAGGCGTACAGGTACGTCGTGAGTGTCCTCGGGAACATGAAGCTGAAATCTCCGCGTAACTTCTTTAAGCTGCAAGCGATTGCCTGATCCCAACCCCTCACCTGAAAGTAGAACTTCATGTCCATTATCAGTGCCGATCCTTGGTTTGGCCGGGGTCAGACGCTCGGTGTTACTTCTGCCCTTCAGGGTACGAATGTCACCGGCTCGTCTAAGGTGTTCACCGACACCGATCCCAGGACGAACAATGCCGGTGTGTTCCTGAGCAACCGGCTTGTGACTTGCATCGCGGTTCGTAACACCTCGGCTGGTCCCCTTCTCGGTGGCACGGTTGTCAAGTTCAAGAAGTCGGCCATCCTTGACGAGGTGGACGGCCCAGCGACTTCGGTTGCCGACGCTCCGATTGGTGTGGTTGACGAGTATCTCCCGCCCGCAGGTGTTGCCGTTGGTGACATCTTCTGGCTGGTGACCGTTGGCCCGACTGCCATCATGACCTCGGCTACCTTTGCCCCCGGTGCGCTGGTGGGTATCGGTGCTGGTGGTACTGCGGCGGTTGGTGCGGCTGGTACTTCGATTGGCGTTGCGATCTCGCCCGTTGTGAAGGGCAAGGTTCGGACGCTCGTCAACGTGCAAGCTGGTAGTTCGGTGGTGCCGGTGACGAAGGGTGCCGACGAGGAAGCTCCTGCGACTGAGGACGCTGCCGTTGATCCGGTTGCTGCCCCTTCCACGGCGGTTGAGCCCGTGGTCGAGGTTGCCCCGGCCCCGGTTGTCGCCCCGGTTGTCGATCCGGCTGTCACGCCTGAGCCCACTGCCTGACCAACCCAAGAATGGAATCCCTAGCAATCACCGCTGGGCGGATTGCCATTCTGGTTGGCCTAGTGCTTGCGATCTTCGGCTGGCGGGATGAGCCCAAAGCTCCCCGCCAGCCGAAATCTTTTCAGCCCTACCAGCTACGAACAGAACCAACTCAAGTCCGGCTTCCTGACCCACCCCCGCCCAAACCTAAAACTGTGTCGGTGCTGGTCAAGCCGGACCTTCCCTTTGTCACTGGAATCTGCCCGCCCCTCAGGAAGCCAACACCGCAGAAGTGCGACGTTCTTACTGACCTCTACTGCCGCCTTGAGAATCCCCACTACTGGGCTGACCCCACAGAGCCCGGTGATCTGGTGACTTGGGCGCATGAGATGAACCACGGGGTGTCCAACAGACTTCACGCCAGCACGGTCAAACACGGCATTTATGTAGGGAACGGTAAGGGGATCGTCCTCAGGCATCCAGAGATCACCATCGAACAGGTAGCCAATACGGTCCCCAAGAACCAGAGGGGCCCCATTTTCAACCTCTACATGGTGGAGCAGAGGAAGGACTGGAATAAGAGTCCGGCGTATTTGCTGGACGAGTGGAATGCCTACATCACGGGAACTATTGCCCGCCGCCAACTTGGATGGGAGAAACGTAGCGAGACTGAAGACTTTGCCAGAGAGATGGAGCGGTACTGCCGGGTGATGTTGGCAGTGGTCAAGAAGCGTGACCCAGACTACCCCGACCTCCAGCACCTCTCCAACTTCATCGACTGGCAGTCCGACAGATTCGCCTCCCTAACAAAGGAATAAGATGGACTGGGCCACACCACAGAACCTGATCTTGATCGTTGGCGTATTGCTCCTGACGAGCCCGTTTGTAACCAAGACCATCAGCTTGTGGCTGTCCTCGCTCCTGTGGAGGAGAAACCGCGAACAGTCCCGTGAGATCGGAACGGTCATTCAACTACTGGAACTCAAGAACAGCTTGGAGCGACAGGGGTGTGATGTTGCGGCCAATGTAACCCGGGACCTTGTGTATGCGGTGATCTACGATGCCAAGCCGCCAGAGAAGCAGGAGAAGTTCAAGCTCGAAAGTAATCCAAAATGACTCCGCTGAGAGCGGCATTCGGATTGGCTATGGCAGCCTTTGCGTTGCTATGCCTCAACCAAGTTGTTCCCCTACTAACCCCCGATGAACCGGCAGCTTGCCCGCCTCCCAAGAAGGTGGTCAAGAAAGCCCTGCCAATCGGAAATGTTTATGAGATGAAGGTGATCCAGCTAACAAATGACTTCCGAAACAAACATGGTCTGAAGTCGTTAATTCCTGACCCGGCCATGATGAAGTTTTCTCGCAACTGGTCGGGGGTCATGGCTAACGGCAGGATGGTTCATAGTCGCGGTCCTTACGGCGAGAACATTTGCAAAGGTTACGCAACACCAGAGGCGGCAGTTCAAGCGTGGATAAGAAGCCCGCCACACCGCAGGAATATGCTTTCTAGTCGTTATACTTACATCGGAACCGGGCAGGTCAATTCTTCGTGGACGCAAACTTTCAGGTGATGGCATGAAGAGAGAGTGGAAATACCCCGGCAAGTGCTGTGACTGCGGCTGCGATACGCAGAGCAAGTATCGGCCCCGCTGTATCTCCTGCGGCCAGAGAAAGCGTCGAGGCAGCACCACGGGCCTGCCAGACGGCTTTGTTGTTGACGAGTGCTTTCAAGAGAAAGTCGGCAATCTGATCTGGAGACTCCGGGGTGGCTATGCGGTGACACGACGAACCGAGAACGGCAGAGTCAAAAAAATCCCTCTCCACAATTTCATCTGGGAACTTTCTGGCAGAACGCTCCCGGCACTTCCTCTGACAATCGACCACTGCAACCGCGACCCCAAAGACAACCGCCTAGAGAATTTGCGAATTGCCACACCTAGCCTTCAGGCCCTGAATCAAAAAGATAGGCCAAAGAAATCCGGCCTGCCCAGAGGGGTGTCTTTTGTGCCGTTCAACGGAAATGGAAAGCCAAGGGTCAGGCCATACGCTGCGAAGGCTGCCGGAAAGTTCATCGGAAATTTCGCAACCCCCGAAGAAGCATCTGCCGCCTACGAAAAGAAACGTGAAGAGTTGATGTCCCTTGAGCTTTCCCTTTCCTCCCCGGAGTAATTCCCATGAAGAAGTATCTGTTGTTCGCCACTGCCCTCCTGTTGGGCAGCCTGACCGCTGGCATCATCAATGCTGGCGATTGTCACGGGACCAAGAAGACCAAGAAGACCGTCGCTGCCCCGGTGGCTGTCGAAGTCGAGCAGGATGTGACCGTGACCCCCGGTGTCAAGGTCAAGGAAACTGTCGAGGTCGATGGTGCCGGTGATGTGACCGTGACTGAGGAAGTGTCGGTGGGCGAAGGCTCCCCGGCTGGCAAGGCTCCGATGAGCCGTCGTGCTGCCCACAAGGCATCGAAGAAGGTTGCCAAGGCTATGCGTGAGGAAGCATCGGCTGGTCGCAAGGCTGCCAAGGCTGCGGCCAAGGCGCAGGAAGCTGCCGGTGCTGCGGCTGCGGAAGGTGTGACTGCCAAGGCTTTCTTCGGTAACTGATCTGAGTGCGTGTTGTGTGGGGCCCGGGGGCGAGTGAGTCACGCCGCTCCCCCCGGGCCTTCACGCAAGGAGGCCCCATGAGCGACATGATCCGCAAGCTCCTCGACTCCCGGCTGCCCTCTGATGCGGTAGCTGGACTTGGGAACTTCCTCACTGGTCAGAGCGTTGGCGACCTGATGGCCCGTCAGGATGGCCAGCCACCTGAGGAAGAGAGCCCTCTGGTGAAGATGCAGAAGATGGCTTCTGGCGTTCGACCTGACCCCAGCGTGTCTACCCTCCAGCTTGATCGGTGAAGCATGGAAGAGATCGACATCCCAGACGTTGCCCCGGACGGTCCTCTGGATAGTAGCCGTGCCTGCGAGGCGTGTGGTCTGGTCAAGCCGCTCGACCGGCGGCGGTGGCCCTTGGTCCCCGGAACCCAGCACACGCTCCAGCCGATCTGCAAAGCCTGCTACAAGCTGGTCAAGCACCGGCAGAAGGTAGAGACAACCTCCCGGCGGGCAGCGGAAGCGTTCATGCGGGCCCCGCTTGTCCGCAAAGGCGGCAGCAATATTCCGCACTCCACCGAGTTGCTGGAGTCGATCTACGGGTTGTTCGGTGGTGTCAACGGGCTGGCAAACGAACTGGCCCACACCTACCACTCAGCACCTCCCGGCGGGCGTATCCGCACCAGTATTCTGGAGACTGTGGTCAGGCTCACGAACAACGTGGCGGATAGCGGGGCGGTCCAGAAGCCGGTGTCGCTCCTCACTGACGATGAGTTGGAGCAGAGGCTTGCCCAGAAGATTGCGTTGGCTGCCGATGCCCAGCGAAACCTCTCGTACCTCCAAGGGGCAGGAGAACAGGTCGCCAGCGAGGTGGAGATACCGGGAAACCTCGTAAACCTAACTTCGCACGAACTTGAGCAAGCCATGTCTATGGCGCGTCTTGCCCAACCACCATGCGAGTAACACAGTCTGTCGGAGACAGACATGACCCTCTGGTTGTCAGAGCGGAACCGCTGTGGTAACGCTGGGAGCAGGAGGATTACAGATGACCAAAGAAGAGTTTGATGCTGCGGTAAAGGCTTTGCGGGGGAAGGTTGTGCCGAAGTGCGTCCGCAAGAAAAAGGCCGACTGCACCCCCGAAGAGTGGGCTGCGGGGCTTGATTACCAAGCGGCCACAAGGGCTCAAAACCCCGGCAAGGTTCTGGACTGGGCAAGGAAAAGCATGAAGAAGTGGCGAGACAACAACCTAGAGTCTGCGAGGGATAGGTGCGCTTCGTATTACTCATCGAACGCCGAACGCATTCGGTCGGTTGCCGCCGCCTATAGGCAAAGCAACCCAGAGAAGGCCCGCGAGTGCAAGCGAGTCTGGAAGAGAAAAAAGCGACAAAACGATCAGCATTACAAATTGCTAGATAGATTGCGGACCCGTATGTACCAGTCTATGGGGGTCTACAGCGACATCGGTTCCGTATCTGCCGACATTGGCTGCACCATTGACGAACTGTGGGCTCACCTTGAATCCAAGTTCCAGCCGGGGATGACCCGCGATAACTGGGGCAAGGTCTGGGAGGTAGATCACATCTTCCCGCTGGCCAAGATCAAGAGAGGGTGCCGCATAGAGTTTTTGTCGGCGGCGAACTGGCGCAACCTCCAGCCGCTCACGCCCAAGCAGAACCGCGACAAGGGTGACAAGGTGACCCCGGAGTCCCAAGCACTCTTCGACCAACTGAAGGCTGAGTTTGCCCGGGAGATTTATGCAGAATCCGCTTGATAACGTGAGCCAGCACGGTCGGAAAGAGATGATGGAGTTGCAGCGTGAGCTTGCATCTCGTCGCCTTGAATCCGTGCGACTCTACAAGCCAAATGCGAATCAGGTTGCGATTCATGAGTGCGAGTCCAAGGAAATAATCATCCTTGGTGGCAATCGGAGCGGAAAAACAACGGCTGCCCTCGTTGAGTTGGCGTGGGCCTTGACCGGAACCCACCCCATCGAAGGCCGCTACCCAAAGGAAGGCGGCGTTGCGCTCGTTGTTGGGGCGGGGTGGCGGCACATTGGGATGACAATTTACCCCGGGCTCCTGAAGGCCGGGAAGTTCGACATCATCAAAGACGAGAAGACTGGCGAGTGGCGGGCGTTTGACCCCGATGCAGACAAGGATCGGGCGGCAGATAAAAAGCCTGCGCCTCCACTGATCCCGCCAAGAATGATCAAGCAGACATCTTGGGTGCTGAAGAGTGCCGGATTTCTACAGTCCGTAGAACTTACGAACGGGTGGACTCTTTATTGCTTGTCGAGCGAAGGAGAGCCCCCTCAAGGGTTCAGGGCCGACATCGTGTTATTTGACGAGGACTTGTCCTCAGAGAGTACATGGTTGGCGGAAATGCAGGCCAGACTTGCAGATCGCCGTGGTCGGTTCATTTGGTCGGCTACCCCGCACTCAAAGAACGACGCTCTCTTTGGGCTGTGCGAACGGGCTGAAAAGGCTGCGGAGCAGGGACTGGAAAACCCCAAGCTGTTTCGCCTGCGGTTTCTGGATAACAACTTCATACCGGAAGAATCCCGAAAGCTCCTCATTGAGCAGTGGGCTGCCCAAGGCGAAGAAGTCCTTCGCATGAGGGCGGAAGGGCAGTTCACCTACGACAGCATTTTGATGTACCCGAACTTCAGCATGGGAATCCACGGTTTCCCACGCAAGGAACTGCCTGACGGCCAAGTGCCCGAAAGTTGGTGCAGGTACGCGGCGGTTGACCCGGGACACGCTGTGTGTGCCGTACTGTTCGTAGCCGTCCCGCCTTCCGGGGATTTCGTCCTCCTCTATGACGAACTGTACATCCCCAACGCAAACGCCATTCTTTTCGCGGAGAAGTTCGCCGCCAAGCTGGCGGGCCAGCCCCAGCATTACGCCTTTTTGATTGACTCCCACGGTGCGCGTTTAACGGATATAGGCGGCGGCAGGTCCCCCGGCCAGCAGTATTCGGAGCAGTTGGAGATGCTAGGCATCCGCTCAAAGGCCACCGGCTCGTCCTTCATGCACGGCAGCGATGATGTAATGTCCGGTGTCGAGAGCGTCCGTAACGCTATGCACATCCGTGCCAATGGCACCACCAAGCTGCGAGTGCTAGAGGGGGCATTGCCCAACTTCCAGCGTGAGATAGCCCGTTACAAAAGGCAGTCCACTGTAGTTGGCGGCACTCACATCATTACCGACAAGCCTCACCCCCGCTCCGTATCGCACTTGATGGATTGCTGCCGCTACATATTTGCCGCAGACCCCAAGTACCACAAACCCGATGTTAAGCATGAGAAGGCATGGTGGGAGGACTGGCTGAAGAAGCGTAGGGCAGCCCGGGGCGAAGAGGCCAATGTCGTGTACCTAGCCCCGTCGAGTTACCTTACCGAATCGTATGTGGCGTAACTATTGCCCGCATTCTTGGGGTCAGTACGCTACTGCCAGTTCTTTTCCCCGTGGTGGAGGCAAAACCATGCAGATTATTTCAGAACTGTCGATTGGCGACCTAGTGCTGTGGCACGATGACCCTATGTCCAACTCAAACCCTGCCAGCTTGGGCTGGGTGATCCAGAAGGGCAGAGAGACAATCTCCATCCTGATCTTCTCCGAGAACTCCGGTCTTGTTGAGAAGAAGAGCGTTCGCCACAAGGACGATCCGTTCTGGCGTGAGTCTGAGATCGCTGGCAACTGGCTCCAGTGGGGCTGTTTCACGGTCCACCCGACCACCGAGATCATCAAGGAACTCAAGCCTTTCTTGACAAAGCTCAAGATGGCAGAGGCCCGCACCCCCAGCGACGAGCCTGTTCGCCGTGGCCCCGGTCGCCCCCGCAAGGAAGAGGCGGCGGAAGTGGAGGTGGCCGAATGAGTCGCCTTCTTACGGCTTTCGCTATGTGTTCGATCTTGACGGGGGTAGCTCACGCCAAGCCTCGCCGCCAGTACCAGCAAGGCCAGCCGGTACAGAACATGGCACGGGCGGCTACTAACACCGCTCAGGGTGTCGCGGAAGCTCTTGCTCGTACAGGGGATTTTCGCCATTTGGGCGGAAACGGCGGAATGATGGAAGGGATAGGTATGGCATCCACCCCAGAGGCTGCCGTCCGCAGGTGCTGTTACTACGGCCAAATTCAGATCATGGATCAGGGTGTCGCCCAAGGTCCGAACGGGATGTGGTATGCCTGCATCCGGGGGAGGTGACCATGATCGCATTTTTCAGAGAGCGAGAAAACAGGTACGGGAACATTGTGCCGCTGTTTCTTGTGGATGAATGCTTTGCTGACGAGGTTGCCAAACATAGTTGGTGTGACAGCGGCAACGGCTACCTTCGTGCGACGATAGACAGTCGCCGGGTCCACCTCCACTTCTTTGTTTGGGAACTGGCAGGCCGGGAGAGAACCAATCTCCTCGACCACTCCAATGGCGATACATACGACAACCGTCTGGAAAACATTCGCCTTGCCAGCGGCTCCGTAAATTGCCTGAACAAGCGGGCAAGCAAGAGCAAGGGGAGCGGCTTGCCTCTGGGCGTGTACCGCAGACGCAGGCTTCGCAACCCATATTCCGCTGTGATTCATGCCCACGGAAGAAATCACTCTCTAGGTGCATTTTCGTGCGTCGAATCTGCGGACGCTGTGCGGAAGAACGCCAGCGAGGTTCTTCAGGAGTTTGGCCTGCTTAACTGGACAGAAGGAAGACCATTTAATGAGCGAAGCTAACATCGACCCAGACGTTCCGATGGAAGGTGGTGGCGACCCTTCACAGCTTGCCGATCCGCCGCCAGACGTAATCCCGCAGAGGCAAATGGAAGATGCGCTCAGAAGTATCTCCACCGGCTGGTTGCGAAAGCTGGAACTTGCCCGCAAGGCAAAGAAGGCTTTTTCGGACGATGCCAAGGAAGCGATGAATTTCTTCGATGGTGGAGAGAACTTCTTCTGGAAAGAGGGTGCGGCCCCCTACTCCAAGATTTCTCCCCCCAGCTTTCGGATGACTGTGAACCGTGCTTTCGAGGCTGTGAAGCTCATTGGCTCAGTCATCTATTCTCGCAACCCAGTGCGGACGGTCACGGCAAAGAAGTTCCCAGCCGTCCCGCCTGAAGCTGTTGGGATTGATACGAGCCAGCCGCCGCAGATGGACCCGATGACCGGGCAGCCGATGCTGCCCCCGGAGGTCGAGCAGTACATCCAAGCCAGTCAACAGATTGGCATGGTTGAGCAACAGCGGGAAGCGTTCTCTGAAATCATCAGCGCGTACTTGAACTACACCCCCGGCCAGTTGAACTTGAAGGAACACACCCGCAAGGTTGTGGACGAAGGGATTCTCAAGGGGATGGGTGTGTGGTGGACCGAATTGATTGAGATGGGTGGCGAGGATGGCCCGCCGGTTGGGCTCATCGGTTCATTCCACGACAACGTGGACAACCTGCTTCTGGACCCTGACGCGGACGAGCAGGAAGACATCCTGTGGTGTGCCCGTCGCTGTGTTCATCCGATTGCCGAGGTGGCCGAGAAGTACGGCTTGGATCGGTCGGACTTGAAGGGGCACATGGAGAGCTTCGTGGCCCGGTCTATGGAAGAAGACCGTGGCTACAAGATGAAGAAGAAGAACGGCAAGACGAATGACCTGATCGTCTACTGGAAAATCTGGTCAAAGACTGGATTCGGGCACAACTTGAAGGGTTCCCCGAAAGAATACGCCCAGATGTTCGATGGGCTGGGCCCGAACTGTTATCTGGTGGTGGCAGAGGGTGTCGATTACCCCTTGAATGTCCCCAAGGCTATTGGCCTAGAGGAGCCAGACGAGACAGGTCTTCCCAACAGCTTGTTCACGCGGACTCGCTGGCCCATCCCGTTTTACGCGGATCACAACGGCTGGCCTTTCACTCCGTTCCAGTGTCACCGCAAGCCGGGTTCAGTGTGGCCTATCTCCCACATGAAACCGGGGATGCCGGAATTGAAGTTCCTGAACTGGGCACTTTCCTTCCTTGCCACCCGAGTGATGATCTCGTCCAAGACGATGGTGGGCGTGAGCAAGGCAGCGGGGGATGACATCAAGGAACAGTTGCTCCGACATGAGCAATCGGGGTTCTCGCTCATTGAGTTGTCCGAGACTCTTGGACGGTCAGTGAATGACATCGTGTCTGTGCTACAGCTTCCGCAGGTCACGCCTGAGTTATGGCAAATCGTTCAAGCCGTTTCGGAGATGTTCGACAAAAGAGTCGGACTCACAGAACTCACTTACGGTATGACGAGAAATTCCTATAGAAGTGCCGCAGAAGCGCAGGTGAAGTCGGAACAGATTTCTGTGCGGCCAGACGATATGGCGAACGTGCTGGAGGACGCTATGTCCATGCTGGCCCGCCGTGAAGCTCTGGCAGCCCGTTGGTTACTCCAAGAACAGGACATCGCTCCCGTGCTTGGTCCCATCGGTGCATCGGTCTGGAAGAGTCTCCAAGAGCAAGTGAGCTTGGGCCAGCTTGCCATGAACTACGACTACCGCATTGAGGCGGGCAGCGCGAGGAAGCCGAACAAGGCTGGGCGTATCGAAAGTTTACAGATAGCCCTACAGACAATGGGTCCGACGTTGCAGAACATGCTCGCGCAGGGGGTTGTTGGGCCGTGGAATGCTCTGATGCGTGACTACTTGGAGGCCATCGACGTTGACCCATCTGGATACATGATCCCCGAGCCACCGCCGCAGCCTCCCCAGCCACCAGCCGGACCAGCCGATGCCGCCTCCCCGGCCCCGGAAGGTGGCGGGGAGGTTTCTGAACCCCAGCAAGTCCCACAGGAGCTACAGCCGTGAGTGACAGTCTGGAGGAGAGGTTCTGGATGAAGGTCGATTCCGGTGTCCCAAATGGGTGCTGGGAGTGGACTGGGTGCTGTAACCATGACGGCTATGGAAAGATAAAGGACAGTGGCAAGACGGTGACAAGCCATCGCGTGTCGTGGGAACTTCACAACGGTCCAATCCCCGAAGGAGTGTTAGTCCTGCACAAGTGCGATAACCCCAAGTGCATTCGCCCAGATCACTTGTTCCTTGGTACGGACAAGTCAAACGCGGAAGACAAGGTGGCAAAGGGCAGGCAGGGAACCCTTAAAGGCGAGGCTCTGCCCCAGTCCAAGCTGCGTGAGTCCGACGTTCGGTCGATCCGCGAAATGTATCGCCGCCACCAGAGCCGCACCGATGGGTTACGGACATTTCTTGTCAAATGGTTTGGAGTTTCTCGCAGTACCGTTAGCGGCGTTGCCAGCGGCACTACTTGGAGGATTGCATGACCGAGCTTCCCTTTGACATTCAGCGGGCCAGCTTGGAGGTCCGAGAGCATTACATCCGCATGGTCAACGCGGGGCAGTCTCCCCGGTTCGCAGAGATGTGTGCCCTCCAGCAACCCCCGGGCACCCAAGGCACCGACCGGGCCTTCATGCAGGGGCGGCTCGACGGCAACTGGATGGACGGCATCCCGGCAAGGATGGCCAAGAAGATGGCACGGGAAGCCAAGGCGGCGGGCATCAACATCAACGGCAAGTATTACTTGGGCGGGCTGGCTGACAAACGCGGGCACATGGACCCGGGGGCTTGGGTGGACTCTGTAAGCGACATTAAGCGTGTAGCCAAGTCCCGTAACCTCAACGTCAGCGGGATCGTGAACGTGCAGGGCCATGAGGTCGAGCCCGTAAAGCCCGCCCTGAATCCCAAGATCGTGGACAAGCTGGCCAAGCAGGCTATGGCGAGTAACTCCAAGTTGACCCGCCAAGAAGCTGTTCGTCAGGTCAAGGACAAACACGCACCTGCGTGGAAGCGCAGCAAGTAGCGGTTCAGTTTTGTCTGGCCGGGACATAAATAGGGCAGGAGAGTCCCATGTCCACACCCAGCACCCATCCCAACTGCGCCTCTGATGAAAGGGGCTACCAGCGGATCAGGTTCCGTCAGGACACGGCTGAGAACTGGCTGAAGAACGACCCGATCCTTGCCTCTGGCGAGATGGGTTACGTTATTGGTGCCACCGAGGGCC